GGATGTCGAGCTGGACATCGTATGCCGTGACCGGGGAGAGGGCTGGGAGAAGGTATCCCCCGGTCGCGCTGGTGTTCGGCATGTGGTCAGCTCGCAGGTGGTACCAGGTTGCGCAGATCGCAGATGGCGTGCTTGAAGCCCCGGCCGAAGGTCGACCAGTCCAGCACCGAGGCCACCGTGTACTCGCGGTTCTGCCAGATGACAATGTCCGCCGTCCGCCCCCTCTCTCCCGAGATGAGGTCGGTCATGGTGTAGATGCTGATGCTGTCCTCGTGACGCGTGCCGTCCTCGAGGCGCTTGAGTCGATCCCCCGAGTTCTGGACCACGACGCCCGCAAAGCCGAACGTCGAGGGGACTGGCGTCACGATGCCATCGCTGTTGATCGTGGTGGTCTGTCGACGGACAACCAGCGTGGTGTCCTGGAACATCGGGTCGGTCAGGACCTCGGTGACATCAAGAAGAGGCATCCTCGGTATCCCTGATCACGTAGGTCACCGAGCGCCGCAGCTGCTCGGTGTCCAGGAGTGGCTTGATGCCAGTGCGACCCTTCCGGCGCCGGCCCGCCAGCGTTCGCGGCGAGAGCGGCAGGAAGGGGCCATCTGTGATCTTGGCGCGGACGCCGTTCTGGGCGATGAGGCCAGCCGAGTTGAGTTGCTTGTCGACCTCCTGCGGCTTCTCCTCGATCGCGGCCCTTGCCGCTCGGGACAGTCGCTGCACGATCTCGTCCTGCACGCTCTCCAGACCGGGCACCAGGAAGGCACGCTGCGGGATGTTCGCCGCTGGCGAGCCGTACTCCATGATGTAGCCGATCGTGGCGTTGTCCATCGGCTCCTCGCCGGGCACCGCGTCGCGCGCGGCCTCCGACATGGGAATGCCGACCAGGAGCTCCTGTCGGGTGAGCGACTGAACCGAGTCCACGATGCCCTGGACCCGATCCGTCTTCACCCTCAGCCCGACATGCTCGATGTCGTTCCGCGTCCTCACAGCTGAAAGCCTCCGCTTCCGACCAGACGGGCCAGCTGCAGGAACTGAATCCCGAAGGACGTCAGGTTCCAGTAGCCTCCGTCCGACAGGACAGCGGAGCTGGTGTCGTAGCTGACGGACACCCCGCCGACCGACTTGCTGGAGACCGCGCCCTGGACACTGCCAGGCAGGCCTCCAGCCGCTGCGACGGAGTTGTCGCGCGCAGCCAGCGTGAGCTGGTGCGCAACGACGAGGGAGATGCCGTACTCCCGCATGTCCGACCATCTGCAGACGTCATACAGGAGCTTGTCGGCATATCCGATCCAGAAGGCGACCTGTGACTGAGGCACCGAGGCGAAGGCCGGGAAGGCCTGCCAGAACGTCTCAGGAGTGGTGTCGGTCGCCATGGATCATCTCACTTCTTCGCGGAGGTGGTGCCCTGACCGGTGGGATGACCGGCCTTGACCTCCTCCTTGTTGGCCTCGACCTTCGTGGCGACGGCAGCCGCCGGAGTTCCGGGGACCACCGCCTTGTCGCCGATGATGGTCTTGCCGGTCTCCTCGACCTGGCGCTCGGCCTCGGCCTTCGCCGGCCCGTCCATCTCGGTGTTGGCCACCTCCTCCGAGCCAGCAGCGATCTTCTCGCTCTCGGCGGGAGTCAGAGCGGACTTGGCATCCTGCTCCTTCTGGACGGCATCGGCCTCCTCGGCCTCGGAAATCAGCTTCTTCATTCGACTCTCCTCGTCCTTGATGGACTCACGGAAGGCCGCGTCGGCCTTCTTCGTGTCAACGCCCATGTCCTTCTCAAGTTTCTCGAGGTCGGACCGAAGAGACTGCGCGCCGATGGCAGCGAGGAGCGCGGCACGCTGAGCCTGCTCCCACTCGGCGCGGCGCGCGCTGACGAGGTTCTTCATCTCGGGAGCCCCGCGATGCGCATCCGCGACATTCTCGTGGTACTCACCGCCAGCGGCCTTCACATACCAGTGCTCGGCCTCCTCCTGCGAGACGTCCTTGTTGACGCCAGGCAGAAAGGTGCGCGAGACACCGTTTCCGTAGTTGACCGTGATGCGCTCCTTGAGTGCAAGGTATCCCATTACATGATCTCCACTTCGAGCTTCCCCCAGACGACGGTGCCCCTCGCTCTCACGAGGGGCACAAGCTTCTGGGCACCAGATCAGATGCCGTCGCGATACCCCAGGGTCTCGGGATACACGAACTCCATGACGCCGAGGCGACCGAAGTAGGTGGTCGTCTGCCAGATCGAGCGGTACTCGATCGGGGTGCGCTGCAGCGGGGTCATGGGATAGCGGACCCGGTTGGGATCCTTCGTGTACGCGAGCATGCGGTCCACGGTGCCGAGGACACCGGGGGTGCCGCCGACGCCACGTCCGATCAGCCACTTCAGAGGCTGGATGTTCAGCTTCTGACCGTTGGCGCCCGAGAGGTTGTTCTCCTCCAGGTACTTCATGATCGAGACGTTGCCGGCCGAGGACACCTTCTGGGCGACCAGGTAGCCGTACTGCAGCGGAGGCAGGCGCAGCTCGTTCGGGATGACCGCCCAGGCGGACGCCTCCCAGACCGAGGAGAGCAGCTCGTTGACGTCGGCCAGAATCTCGTCCGGATCCTTCGTCGCCCACTGCGGCGTGCCCGCCGCGCCGTTGGCCACCGCCGCGATGTTGGTGACCGCAGACGAGTTCACCAGGCCGGTGCGCCCGACCGTGGTGTCGCCCACGTACACCATCTCGTCGGTGTCCATGTTGTGCTTGAGCTTGAGGCCATCGAGCTTGGAGACGTCGATCGGACGCCCCAGCTTCATCGCGGACTCGAGCTCCGGCAGGGTGTAGGCGACCTCCATGCCCCAGAGATAGAGGGGCTGGGCAGTCTTGCCGATGTCGAGCGCGATGCCGGTGATCGCGTTCGACTCCTTGCCGATCCAGGACTTGCCGGTCGGGTTGATGCCGCCTGCGGCCGCGAAGGAGTTGTTCGTGAACGAGGAGACCTCGTCCGCGATCGTGACATCCTCGCGGAGGTCGATGTCCCGCGACCAGGTGTACGCGACCAGCGGGTCGTGCAGCGTCGGATCGAGACGCTCCAGCTCACCGACCAGGAACGCGCCCGTGGAGTCCACGGTCCGGGAGTCGAAGGTCATCATGGCGTCACGGGTGCGCGCCCTGATGAGGGCCGGCTTGGCGAGGGCGACGAGGCCCGCACCCAGACCAGGGAGGAGTGCATTCTTGGTCATGTCTGAGCTGTCCTCGTTCAGATGTTGTAGGCGATCTCGACGTTGCCGTCGGCGTCCGCAGGGCCCATGAAGACGCAGCCCGGGATGAGCACGCAGTCTCCGGCGTCGGCGGCAGCCTCGAGGCCACCGATCGGCGTGGGGGTGGTCGGGTCGGCAACGCGGACATAGACCGCGCCGTTCTTGGTGGCCGCCGTGACGTTGTTCAGCTTCACGGTCATGTAGCCGCGACGCATGACATCGGCGATCGACGTGACGTTCGGCACAGCGGTGCCAAGGCCGTCCTGCGACGAGTTCGTCGGATAGGGCCGGGCCAGGAAGCCATAGACCACGGTCGCCGCATCGCCCGAGGCGACGGGACGCACGAGGCCCGAGACGATCTTGACCGGCAGGCCATAGAGAAGGACCGGGAAGGCGGCATCGTAGACCTGGGCCTCGATGGTGGCCTGCCCGACGCGGTTCACCGCGCCAGGGATGCCCGCAGGGATCCTGTACTTGTAAGCGACCATGTTCTCATCTCTCCGAGGAGGCTGGGTGGGTGGTGAGGATCAGGCGCGACGCGCCCAGACCTCCCGGTTCTTCTTGTTGATGTCGGACACCGACGGGATGCCCTTCGGATCGCTGTCGCGAACCGGGCGGCGGACGACGAACTGGCTGTCGTTCGTCTTCTGGCGGGCCAGCTCGGAGGCCGCGACGAAGAGCGTCTTGACCGAGTCGCAGGTCGCCTTCTTCAGATCGACGCCCGCGAGCAGCGGAGCAACGATCTTGCTGTGCTCGTCCGAGACGCGCACCAGGGCGCGGCGGCGGAGGGCACAGATGGAGTCGACCGTCTTGGCGCGAGGAAGCGCGCTGTCGAAGGTCGGGAGCTTGATGCCGGGGGAGAGGATCTCGGCACGAGCCAGAGCGTCCGTGAACTCGTCGGCGAGGCCGGAGCTGTCCTGGGTGCGCTTGTCGGTCGTGCGCTTGTCCTTCGTGAACTCGGCGTCGTCCTCGTCATCGTCGTCCGAGTCGACCTCGTCCGGGATGCCGTCGCCATCCTCGTCGTTCTCGACGACATCGTCGACAGCGTCGGTGGCGTCACCACCCC